CTGTAATAGCGAATGCTAAAGCGATAGTTTCATGTACATATCTAGATACAAATCCTTCTCTGCCAGATTCATAAGATATTGCAGCACCTTCTGCTTTCGTAGGTGCAGCACCGAAGCCGATCATTTGTACATCTTCTTCGAATGCTTTTTGTGATTGCTCAACAGAATAGATATTTCTCCATTGTTCTGGATATCTATCATATTCCATACCAAACACGGTATTTAAACCAAGATTGAGCTGTTTGGTAAATAGTGCTCTATTTAGTGCCATAATTCAATCTCCTTTTATTATACACCAGCAGCACTTGGATTACCAATACCGTAGAAAGATTTGTTAATAACAACTTCTACTTTAGCATCAGCACCTGCTGCATTGTTTGGTTCATCAACTAATCTTAATATTCTTAAAACTTTAGATGTAGTTGCTAAAGTAGCAATATCTAATTCGTCTGTAGAATATCCGAAAGTTGAGTTGAAAGTACCAATAGTAACGTTTGCCATTTCACCAACGTTGGCTGCAGCAAAAGTACCATTACATTGTACTTTATATGTTATATTTGGATCGTCATAAACCAAAGCTTTGATACTTGTATTTGCTTTTACAGCAGTACCAGTATTCCAAACTTTAGAGAACTTGACATCACCTGTAGAGTTTTCAATGTATTCAACACCATAGAATACACCTAAAGCTGTTCCTCCAGCAGTACCTCTGATAACTGTTCCATCTGTAGTCATAGAAACTAAGTCACCACTAGCAAGGTTTGCTGCATAAGAGTTTGCAATAGGATATTCTTGTGGTCTGATAACTCCACCTGTTAAGTGTCTCAAAGGTATAAAACCTTGAGGGGCATCTGTATTTGCCATAGTTATAACCTCCTAAGTTATAGTTGCGTTTTTACTCTTTAAAGCCGCCTCTAGTAACTTCACTCTTGAAGGTCTTTGTAATTGGATTTCCAGGTGATTCAGCTCTGTGGATATCTTGTTCAACTGATCGCATTAAGTTTTCAGTCATCTTAGCGTAATATTCATTACGTTCATTTACCATTTCTTCTGGCATTTCACAGAGTACCATTCCTTCTATTCCAATAAAACCAGCAAACTTGCCATGTTCTATCGTAGCATAAGATTTTCCACCAGTAACCGTTTTAGGGTCACGAGGTTGCCAACCTTCTCGCATACGTTTAGCAACGTTTGTCGGCTGTTCCTGTCCCAAAATCATAGTTGCAATCCATCTTTGTTTGTAACCAGCTCTTGGTTCAGGCGCTTCAAGTAAATTACTTGGCTGCCAATGTGAAACTCTATTTGATTTCTCAGTTTGAGTTTCGTGTTTTATTTTATTACTCATAGTCGTGCTCCTTTAGTTCACGTATTGGTGCTAAAGTTTTTTACTTCCTTAGCAAACCGTTTTAGTGCCGCTTCATCATTAATGTCTATGCCAAAGTTTCTAGCTGTAGCAAGATCATCTTGAGTAAGCTTCACTCTATTACTGTCAGTAGCTTTTTTACGACTAACACCAGCAACTGGAGATTGCACTCTGTTGTTCTTTTGTACCACATTTTTTGCAGAATTGGAAGTGTTTTCCTCATCTTTATTGAAAAAAGCTAAACCACTATCTTTTAGTCGTTTATTCATTTCATCATAGTAACCAGGATCATTAACATCCCAACCTTCTTCGGTTAATTCAGCATCAATTCCATAAGCCATCGCTGTTTCTTTTCTACGACCTGGTTTATTGAACCAACTACTATTTTCTTTAACCCAATCTGCTGCTAAAGGCGGTACTTTTGCGTCATTTTTTTTAGTTTTAGGCTTTTCTGCAGAATATTCTTCAGTTTTTGACATTTGATTTCTAATATCAGCCATTTTTTCATACAATTCTACTTGAGTATCAGTATTTCCTTGTTCAATAGCTTCTTTTAGTTGTGCAGAAACTGTAGAATATTGATTTTTTAAAGATTTATTAGCTATATCAAAAGTTTTTTTCTCTAAATCAGCTAATCTTTGTTCTAATTCAACAGCTTTTTGTTCTGCTTCTGCCCTTTTTGCCACTTCTTTAGCAATTCTTTTACGAACTTTTTCAGAATATGGCATATCATCTGAATATGCAGGAACTTTTTTAGTTTCTTGAACTTTAATTTCCTTTTCATTTTCAGTTGATTCTTCTCTTTCTGAAGTTTCAGCTTGTTCTACTAAATCATCAATAGGATTCTTAGGAATCTCTATTTCTTTTTCTGAAGAATCATCAGCTAAATTAACTTCTATTTCTTTCTGTTCTTGTTCATTGTCTATCATAGTTTTCTCCTATGTTGTCGTTGACACATGTCAACGTATATTATAATTGTTGAGATACTACTTCTGGGTTATCTAGTGTAGCAAGTACCTCATCGTCATTAATTATCACCATTTTGACTTTTTGTACAGATATTTTAGCTCCTGCATAACGACCAAAAACTACCCAATCTCCAACTTTACACCAAGGGTTTTTTCTATCAGAATAACATTCTTGACCCATAGCTATTACTTGACCTACAGAATTCATATAAGATTGTGTTTCTTTAGAATTATCAGTCAAATAAATTCCTCCTTTAGTTTTTTCAATTACACCTCTAGGTCTAATTAAAACTCTATAACCAACTGGTTGTGGTACTTTATCTGGAGTAGGCACATCATTATCTGTTGCCCACTGTTCATTACTAATCATCTTCTTCTATTATTCCTTTCTGGTATTTTTCAACTGTTTCATTAATAATTTCTAATGATTTATTTAAACCTTGTGACATACCATAGACACGTTTAAATTCTTCTATATTATCTACACCTTTAGACAACAAATTTTTACCTAATTCTGTATTATAATCTTTAATATTATTTTTGATCGCTCTGATCAGACGTTCCGACATTTAATGCTTTCTCAAACCTATTTAAAAGGTCTGTATATTTTACTTGTAACTCTTTTGCAACTAATGCAAAAAGTCTAGGTTTAACATTTTTAATAGAGTATTTTTTATTCTCTAAAAATTTTTTAGCTTGTCTTATTTCTTCTCCTGATACTGCCATTATCTATCTCGTCTTGCAACTTTAGAAGCTGTCTCTACTATTTTAGCTTTAGTCTCAGCATCTTTTCTTGCATTTTGTCTTTCACTATTTTTAACACCTTCTGCAAATCTAGCTTTTCTAATATTTAATTCTTCAGCTTTTAATTGTAATTGTGCTTGCTTTTCTTGTTGTTCCATTTGCATTTTTTGTTGTTCTGGTGAAGGTGGCATACTACCCATTAATTGTTGAGCAGCTTGTGCTGCAGCTGCAGCAATTCTATTTTCTTGTTCAATACTAATTTCTTGTGGTTTTTCATCTTTAAGTTCTTTATTAAATTGTCCAGAAGATGTTGGCATACCTTCTTGTACTTGAGCTTGCATTTGTTGTTGATATAAATATGCCATATGCTGACCCATATGAGCCATCATTAATGGATATAAAACTTCTTTAGCTTGAGGATTACCACCAAATCTTGGATCCATCATAAATTGTTGGTGTACTGCTAAGTGTGCTTGATGATCTTGATCTTCAAATACTTTAATAGGTTTACCATTTAATAAAGCCATATTTTCAGATACAGGGTCTCGTCTAGGTACGTCTTCATCTTCAATTATTAAATCTTGATAATCAGGAATATTTAAAGCTTGTAAAAATCTTCTGTAAGCTTCTTTAGTATCAATAATACTAGGTGCTTGTTGTGCTAATTGAAGTCCTGTTTGAGCTAAAGCTATTCTTTGAGCTTGTGAAAATATATTAGGATCACTTACTGGTACAACATTAATAGCAGAATCAAAATCTTTTCTTCTAATTTTTTTAGTTTCTCCTATTACTTCATAAGGATATTCATCATCTAGATATTCTCCATTTAATTCATAGATTAATTTAAATTCTCTACCTTGAGCTTGATGTAATCTTTTATGAATAGCAGAAAATACTTTACTACCTTGTTCAATAAGAGCTATTGTAGTTCCTACTGGACCACTACCTGCAGATTGACCTACCATAGCATCAGCAATTGATGCAAATCTTCTTCCTGATTCTGTTAAAACTCCTAAAAGTTGTAATAATGTGGGTGAAGGTTCTTTAAATGGTAAAGGGATAAATGACTTACGAAGATCATCTCCATAAGCTTCGACCTCCACCCACTCTCCGGGAGAAACTGTTATATCGCCACCTTCTATTCTTGCACCTTTAGCTCTAAATCCACCATTTAAATTTGCAAATGCTGCTGAATCTAATAAAGCTCTTAAAGCACCTGTAGAAGCGTGTTGTAAACCGCCGATCATTTGAATTAATCCAAAACCGTAAAAACCTAAACCTGGTAAATATTTATAATGAATAAAATAAGTTCTTTTTCTTTTTAAAGTATCATCTTCTTTCCAATTTCTTCTAATAGATAATACTTGTGTAGAATCATAATCAATTGTAACAATATAAGGTAAAGCTAATCCATCATCATCTTCTCCTAAATCTAAATTAGCATGTATTTCTAAAACTGTATGTATTTTATCAGATTGAGAAGGTGACATACCTTCTAATCTTTGCATAGTTTGTTCTACGGTATCTTGATCATTACTTCCACTATCATTTTTACTTAATGGTATTTCTCTATAAAATCCTGATATCTGATGTTTCTTTAATTCATTACGAGATATTTTCATTACTTGAGTATATCTCTCTGCAGTTTCTAAATCTGTATTTTGATATGAAATTACAAAATCTTCTGCTGGT